AGTCCTCTACGCCGATCTCGACATCTGGGTTCGCTTTAAGCCATTCGCGCCAAGTAGCAGGAAGTGTTTCGCCTTTGACGCCGAGCATGATGTACGCCCAGCAAGCCATATCTGATGCGCCAATACCGCGACCGTCAGACACTCGACGATTCTCTAAGCGTTCCCATTCAGCGATCGCAAATAGGTTCGTGATGAGTGTTTCTTTTTTGTCTCCGCGTGTAAGCGTAAGTTTGATCTTCACTATGTTTCCTTTCGTCGGGCCAAGGAAGGCCAAAGATTATGGGTTAGTTGTATCGGCTGAAAAGACTCCGCCCATCAGCGTTATATCAATCGATTGGAGCTCACCGAGCGAAGCCGAGATTACTGGAAGTGTCTCGAGATAACAGTTGGTGAGTGTAAAGCCTGGGTTGGTTGCCGAGTCCACTGCCGAAGTTGGCTTCACAATGACAGTTGTCTTTGTGCCGACCAATGGTGCAAGTGTTGCGTAAGTGGCGCTGGCTTCGTAGCTCAAAAACAAGGTTAGGGTACATTCATTATCCTCGAGGCCAGCCGTAAAAGTGTTTGAAGTATTTCCGAAAACCGTGTCATTCAGGGCCGTGACAGTGCGATTCAAGGTGGCGCTTGTGCACCAGCCCGTTAGCGCGGTGCCGCCAAGTGTGACTGTCGGATTTGAGAGGATTGTGGAAGTGGCCATGTGAGTTACTCCTTGGAAGTGTTGGATTTAGTTTGACACATAATGAAGCCGAGAGTGTGGATTAGGCAGTCTGCACGACAGTTGAGACCGACAGCTCATAAGCAGGAAGCGTCGAGCCACCGATGTCCAGGTTGGTTGGGCGTCCAGATACGACCCCAATGTTCAAGGCGTAGATCTGGGCAAGGATATTTAGCAGGCTCTTTTGGGCGTCAAGGTTGCCCGGGCCTAGCGTGATGATCTGCAAAGTGAAGTTCAACTTGGCGACATTGTAGTTGTAGCCATCAATAGAATCGATATTGACGAAGACGGAAGGTGGAGAGATGTTGCGCGGATCATTATTTACTTGGAGCCCTACGACCGTTGAGAGCTTTGCTACAAGATCGTCGTAGCCTTCGTTGAATAGATCTGTGTAGTTAGGTACAGCCATTAGGCGACCTGCGGACGATCAATCCCCAAGAGCTGGCGGATCATTCCGTTTAGACCCATCACAGGAGTTACGCCCATATTTTGAAACGAAGCAAACTGATCTATTGATCCGCGCTGGCGATACAAAGACCCACCGTACATCTGCGTTCCAAGCAAGACATCTTGCGAAGGCACAGTCGTCAATGAATCGATGTAACCGCTCTCCATTCTTCGGCGCCACGCAAACTGACTGCATGCCGAAGCACAGATAGTCAGGAAAGCGGCATCAGCTGCGGTCGCTGTACCGATACCAAGCCAGTCCTCAAGCATCGCCGCAGTGACCCAAGTGCAAGTCTGGGTAATTGTTAGCGTGCCAGAAGCGGCAGTCCGAGCGACATCAGAAGCGGTCTTTGCGTAAAGCACCTGATTCGGAATGGTGACCAAAGGATCAAAGAGAAGATCCCCTTCATCGTCCACGCCCATAAACGCATACTGCGGCAGAGCGTAGACAATGTAAGTTCCGTTGAAAGTTGCATCGACATTCGTGATGACAACGCTTGCGCCAACTTCAATCTCGGCTTCTGTAAGAAGTTGTAAGACCGCGTAGTTGTCGGTGAGCTGTTTATGTGTGACCGTGTAGGCGGCCATAAAAGCCTCCTATCGGCTGATTAGAAAGTCGCTTTGACGAACTTGGAAGCGTCAATCATCAAGGTTGCAAGATACCCTCTGAAGGCGATAGTCCTAGAAAGAGTAGAAGGTACATCAATACTGATTGCGCCCTTTTGCTGCTCGAAGATCTCGTAGCCCGAAGCATCGCCAACGATGACGGTGTCTGTTGCAAAGTTGCGATCAACTACTACTTGAAGACCGAAGGCGACGCCGTTTGGCTGTCCCGGTAGCAAGTTGCCGAATGCGTTCATTGGGCCCACTGCTGGGAACAACGGACGATCGGCTGTGTCGGTCAAGCCGAGCAAGTAGCCCCACATGTTTGGCGATACAAACAAGTGTGTTGGCAAGTTGCCATTCGAGCCTGAAAGGATTGTTTGTGCAGCTGATCCAACGAATGCGCTCCACTGTGCTGGGTCTGTTGCGTTGTTTCCAAATGCTGCGGTGACCGATGCGCCTGCAACAAGGTTGTCTGCTGCGACATTGTCTGTTGCGTTTGCGTAGATACGACCCATGTCGTCAAGTACGAGACCGATGATCTCGGGGGTACTCCAGTCGATTGATTGTTCGGACAAGGTCACATATCCGCCGTATGTACCTTTTGTGACTTGGTTGTCGGTAACGACAAAAGTTCCTTGTTGAAGTGCTGCGTTTTCTGATGATTGCACTGCCATTGAAGTATGCGTTGTCACTTCTGGTCGGATGAAAACTTTTCCGCCTTGTGGCATTGCTTTCGCGCCTACAGCATCAATGACTGGACGACGACCGATGAAGTTGTTGTAGACAGGTTGAACGATTGGAAGTGGAAGTACGCCTGGAATGTCGGTTGTGATGACATTCGGTGCAGCTGCTTCGATCCCTGCGCGCATCTCTGCGAACTTGTCAGGATTCGTTACGAATGCCGAAATGTATTCGGCTGGTGTTGGCATGTGGAACTCACGCTTCGCGGTAGCGAAAATTGTTTGAGTTGCCTTTGATGCTTCAATAACTGCTGGGGCTTCGACTGTTTCGTTCATGGTTTCTGTCTCCTGTTGAGGTGCTTCTTGAATAGTAGTAACTTCTTCTTCTTCTGGGGTGGATGCTGCGACTTGCTGGATCGGTGCGTCAAAGGCTCCTCGAGCGACGAGGGATAATTCGCTCCAAGATGCCGAGGTGACGATCATTGTTCCTTCTTTGTCATACTTGAACTTGATCGGCTCTACGCCGACCGATACTTCTGGAAGGGCTCCGTCAGCTGCGAGTACGAGGGCTTCGTCTCCGTCGCGCGTGTTAGATACTTTCGCTACGAAGAGCATGCCTTCAGGCGTTTCTACTCGCTCGGTAACGGTGCCGATTACGAGATCGCTTCGGTGGAATAACTGGAGAGTTGGTGCGCGTCCGTCTACTGGCAAAGAGCCCGGGGCGAAAGCCACCATAGTTCCGTCGCTCACTTTTGCGGGAGTGTTATATCTGACCGCAATACCCGAGATCGTGCGTCGTGGTGCTTCGCCTTCGGCGGCGTCAATCGTGAAAGATTCTGTAGTAAGTCTGATCATGGTTGGATCCTAGTTTTCTATAAGTGCGTCTTGGGGGATATCGGTTTCGTTCATTCGGTCTTCTGGCATGTCGCCGCCCATGTATGCCTCTGCTAAAAAGTCGTCGGTGTCAAAGCAGACATAGGTTCCGCGAGGGAGCACATTGTCGGACGAGAGTGTTTCGGCAATGCAGTCGGCGAGAGCTTTGCAAGCGTAAGTCCACAGATCGATGCGTGACTGTTGGCTGGACTGGTAAGAGTACGCGCCGATGCTGACCGAAAGAAGATAACTTGGGACGCCCAATTGTCTGCCGAGGTCGCGCGCACTGTAGTCAGCGGACTCGATCATCAGCATCTTGTCAGGTGTTGCCGTAGTCGGCACATACTCAAGGAACTCGTTTAGCGCGGCAGTGTTATTCCCAGAGGTGCGAGCCAAATTGAATTGCGCGGCTAGATCGCTGAGCTCTTGGGACGATAAAGGTTCACCGCCAGTCTGTCGCAAATATCCGCTCGGCAGGACTGACTGGCTTGCTCGAAGCCTGCTTTCTTCAATACGAAGTGCAATCTCTACAGCGCGCGCAGCAGTTGAGTTAAGTGATTGCATTGGTGAGATGAATTGCACAAGATCGCGCGGATCTAGCGTGATGCCGTTGAAGACAACTTGCTTAGATGGGCCAAAGAAGCACTCGCCTTGCTGATCAAGTGTTTGCACCATCGCCGCAGGTAGGCGCGTGAAGGATGCTGGATATCCGTCAGCGGTGCGAGTTTCTATCATCCAAAAGGCTCTGCCTTCAAAAATAAGATCATCGATCGTCCAAGAAAGTATGAACTGGTTAGGGACTGACTGGTCAATTCGCGACAGCCATGATCGAGGAGCAAGAGGGACTTCTTCCATTTCTTCGCCGTTCCACATTTCGCGGTACATCTCCAACTTCATTCCAGAGATCGTTCCGCAGATCAAGTCTCTACCGCGCACGATCACAGGCAAGGTCATCGCCCTAGCTCTCCGCTGCCCCTGTTGCCACGATACAAAAGAGCGCAAAGGCGAATACGACGATGCACCTACAGCCGCTTTAACAGATGGTTCTACGGACGCAGTGAGTTCACGGGATTTTGAGAAGATAGCCATAACACATAATGCCACATAACAAGCGGATCATGGTGGCACTCGCCCAGTCAGTTGCGGTATCCCGACGACAGGCAAGCAAGCGGACGAGTGCCGACTTGATGCTAGTTGGCGATCAATATCATCGAAGGCTTTTGAGAGTTGCCGGGTCTTGCAGCTGCCGCCGCTCCCCAGATCATCGTCCGACACAACTCAATCGGGCCAGCGGACTTTTGTGACGACACCGCGATTGAGCCTTGAGTCCTCACCATTACCGCGCGACAGACATGCTCGGCAAGCATCGCTTCGCCAGTGTGAACTAAGCGACCTTCGCTAATCATATTTCTTACGATGGGGGTGTATTGCAGAATTTCTTTGTAGCCCATTACGACGCGCCGACGCTCAAAGATTGGCGGACAATGTGCATCAATCGTCGGTGAGAAGATGAACTTGATTGAAAGATCCGCCGCCAAAGCTGCGACATGTGCCCAAAGTTCTTTGGCTGTTTCGGCAGTGAAAGCGACCGAGACACAAGTACGACCGTCGCCAAGAGCGACTGACTTTGTTGCGAAGTATCTGGACTCGTCCATTGATGCTTCTACCGAGATTACGCCGCCAGCAGGGATTGGGCCGTTGTACTCAAGGTCGGGCCATAGGTGGGTCTGAATCCATGATTGGGTGCTTGCAATCCACATATTGAGAGAGCTCCGTAGAAAGTTTGAGCGGTCTGGATCTTTAGATTCGGCGCGCAAAGTGTCCATCGTCAAAGTGTGTCCGAGCGCCGGGTTGCCCCAACCGAAAGACGATTCCAACATCGGATCCACTGTTGGCGGTGGGCTCCATTCGGCAAAGTAAAAGTTAGAAGGGTTATTTGTGTCAATCAGGCGAAGCGCGTTCTCTCGATGTCTGATAAAGAGCGAACTTGATTCCGTGCCAGCGGTAGAGAACATTGCCAGGAGCGGAGACCTGCGGACGCGCTGGGTTGGGATCAGGCCAGCCATAGCGATCTCCGAGATGTCAAAGATCTCATCCGCACAGATCAGATCGACCGACATTCCGTGACCGATTGAAGGGTTCGCCGCGCGCACCATCCACCGAGATCCGTCTGGCATCGTTGCCGAGTTCCGACCATACGACTTGTAGATCGTTGCACCTAGACGCTCAAGGGTTGGCGCCAGTTCCTCAAAGAGCAAAGTGCCAAGCGTCAAAGTGTGAGCCGTAGAAAGGATCGTTTGTTTAGTGCCTCGGATCTTTGGCATTTCCAAAAGCCAAAATAAAATTAAGCATTGAATCAGGACGGTCTTACCATTTTGTCTCGCCACAGATACAAGGCTTGAACGGTGCACAAGATCATCCTGTCCGTCAGGAGCATGGGTAAAACCAAGCATCCGCTCAAGACAATGAACTTGCCAAGGCATGAGCTCTATGTGAAGCAGCTCTAAAGCCATGTCCCCCACAAGGCTCCCCCACGATCCGTCACAGTCAGGCACGATCGTCTCAAGTCTTGGCTGGTCGTGGTTGATCTCGGCTGGTTCAGGCTGGTTCGGCTGTTCTGGTACAGACACAAGCA